CAGGGGATAGAAGCCAGCGGTCACCCAAGACTCGGTCGCCAAGCCCGTCAGGTTGACCGTCACCCAGTCGGTCGCGTAATCGACGCCCGAGGTCTTCTGAAGGAACTGGCCAGAGGTGCCGCCGGCAGGCAGGCCGATACCAGCAGGGCCAGCAGGCCCAGGGACGCCGACGCTGCCCGTCAGGGTGCCAGGGACGATGCCCGAGATGGTTCCCGAGATGGTGGACTGATCAGCGGAGAATACCCCCGAGATGGTCCCGAAGGTCGAAGCCGTCGAGGTGATCGTCGCGTCGGGCATGGCTTAGACGGTGACGGAGTCGATGACGTTGACGCGGAAGAGTTCGGTGCGCGAGATGGTCGAGCCCGGGAAGACGAACTTGATGTCCCACTTGCCGAGGCCGATCGCCCAGTCAGCGGTCGAGCCCGGGTAGGTCACCGTGAAGGACAGGCCGTCGCCGGCCTTGGTCACCGTCATCGCGTAGACGTTGTTCTGGCGGTCTTCGAGGGACGAGCTGATGGTCGTCGTCAGGAGGTTGGCCGGACCCGTCGCCCCGGGCGTCCAGGTAAAGGTGCAGGCGAAGGTGTTACCCTGCGAGACGGTTACTTGATTAGTGCAGCTCATCGGGTCTTAACCTTGCCCCGATTGGAAGGGGGGGTCAGAAGGCCGTCAGTTTACCGATGGCCGTGATAGGTTGGGCGGGCGAACCGCCTCCGATGAACTGAACGTCGGTGTCAAAGAAGGTAGCACTAAGCGTGGCGGTCAGGCCTGTCAGCGTGACCGTCTCCCCTTGCAGCTCAGTCCTGACTTCGGTAGGCATTAGGAAGCCGTTGGTAGGGTTTCCCGGGATGCCGATCAGTCGGTTGCCAGGACTGATGACAGAACTGTAGGCGCTGTAAACGCTCGGCTGCTGGGCAAAGTTAATGGTAGGCGTAAACCGAGGATAACGGATAAGACCGCTGCCGGCAGCCGATGCCTTCTGGCCGTCTACTCCTGTCAGATACTCGATGTTAAAGTCGGTGGCGTTGAAACCTGCTGAACCTGTGCTGTCATTTAGTATCATGGCACAACGGAACTTGCCCCAAGTCGAAACGCCTACCGTACTGCCGACGAGAGAGCCCATCAGATGCGGGCGTAATAATAGGTCGCGGTGGCCGAGCCAAGTTTGATGCGGTCACCCCAGAGCGAGCCGGTGACGTATTGGTCTACCGAGTAGACTCCACTGCCGAGCGAGTTCACCTTAGCCAGGGCAAGGTATCCGTAAGTGTCGGTGTCGGTGGGAAGGGTTCCACCCGTATTGAACACGGTCGGGTAGGGGTCGTCCGGGTCGTAAGGGCTGATAGGTGCAGAAGGGGGGAACTGATTGGTAGACGCGTCAGGGCCTACGCGGAGGTAGACGATGCACGACGAGGTCGACGCGAAGTCGAGGATTAGCTGATAGCCTTCCGTCAGGTCGTCGAGATACTCGAACTCCTCTTCCGTCTCGTTGTAGACCTGTGGCATCAGGTTGTTAAATGTGCCAGGGCAGATCTCGTAGGTGACGATCGTGGACTCGCCCACCGTGACCTCTTGGACGTTCTTGACCTTGAAGGGCGAGCAAGTGTCCTGCGCCGCTCCGTCGTACATGTCGGCGAACTCCCTCTGGATGCCGAGTGTCGACTGATTGTTAGTCGTCGAAAAGACGTAGCCGTCTCCGTTGCGGATAGCCATGGCTTAGGAGGTGGCGGCGTAGTAGACCTTACGGCTCCAGCCTTCGTTGCTGTAGCGGACTTCGTAGGAAATCTTTAGTACAGACCCAGCGTAGCGCTCGATGTTCGCGTTAGACAGCAAGAGCTTGGGGCCGAACTCCCCATCGCCACCGGCACCGACATATGACGGGATGATGGAGACGGAGAACACCCCTCCCCAAGTCCCGTTGTTCGAGGACGCTCCGAGCAAGTCGACGAACTCAGCCGGTGCGGCCGTGTCGGTCGTGTAGAAGAATCCGGAGAAGGTCGTCGTCGGCGTGAGGTAGTTGGTCTTACCGTAGAGCTCGCGGACGGTGGGGTCGACAAAGCCGATGAAACGGCCACCGCTGGCTTTCTCAAAGCAGGCGCCGTTGTCCCCGATGCGGGACTTGACCGGGTTTCCTGTCGGGCCTTTGACCGTCGGGCCGAGGTCGCTTTCAGGATAGTCAGGAGGGTCTCCAGGGGCGGCGTCTCCGCGTCCGGCGATGGGGCCTTCCCAGCCAGCCGCTTGGTCGAGGAAGTTGATGTGGGTCGTGATGTTCTCGGAGCCGAGCGAGTTGCTCGCGATCATCTGCGGAAGCGTGTAATTGCTTCCCGTGTAGGCCGTGTCGATGCCCACATAATCCACGGTGATGGTGGCGATGTTCAGCGCGTCGTAGGAGACCCCGACCTTGTGGGCCTTCATGTAGGTGTAGCTGGAGTCCGGGTGGGAGGAGCCGATGACGGCCACGTTGAAGTTGCCGTTCTGGTCGGACTTGAAGATACAGGTTCCGGTCATCAGGCCGAAGCCGTCCCCTTGGACTTTCCATCCTGGTTGCAGGATGGCGTTCACCATTGCGTTGCCGTAGTCGATGCGTGCCATGTGAGTAGATCAGAGAGTGGACATGATGGATGCGCTGTATTGCGCCTTAACTTCGGGCTTGGTGAAGTCGTCGTAGCTGCCCCGCTTCTGGTTGGCAGAGATGTCCTCAAGGAGGGATGTCTGCTTTCTGGCTTCAGTCAGAGTATCGTCAAGAGCCTGAAGCACCGGGTTGGCGCCGACGCCGACGACGTTGGAGAAGCCTTCGGGGGCCTTGAAGGAGTTTTCCTTGGTGGCCTTTTCGGCCTCAAAAAAGGCTGCGTATTTCTTTCCTTCTGGGCTGGCAAGGAATGCAGCGAGGGCTTTTTTCTGGATGTCCTCTTCTCCCGCAACACTCATACCGCCAGCGAAACCAGTCCTACCTCTGGCATGTGCCTCGGCTTGGATTCGCCTTCCCTCTTCTGTTTCTGTTAAGAATCTACGCGTCATCTCGGCTTTTCCTGCCGCAACCTCTCGCTCTTCCTTTTCTCGGGCGTCCTTAGCCTTGAAAAAGTTCGCCATCTTTGTCTCTTCATCAGTAGCAAGTACGCTCTTACCTTCGGCGATGCGGTTAAGTCCGTCAGCGGCGAGCTGCTTGGCCTCGGCGATGGAGTTGCTGACGAAGGCGATGATGCCGGAGATGATGGCAAGGGGGCCTAGGAAAGACAGGAACACCGAGGAGATGGTATTGCCGAAAGACTTGCCGATCTTGTCGAACTGCGACTCGACCTTGCCGGTGGCCTTGGTCGTGGTCTGCTCGACGGCGCCGCCCGCGGTACCTACCTTGACGGACGAAGCACGCTTCTCCAGGCTGGTGATGGCTTCCTTGGCGCGGTCAACCGCCTGCGGGACATCGGACGTAGCCTTGATCTGAACTTCAAGTGATTGGGCCATCGGTGGTAGGGGGGCTTTCCTTTGCAGGATTGGAAGCGGAGAAGTAGGCTTCCCGGGCTTCCTCATCTGCCATGAAGGCTTCCTCCTCCGTGGACATGATGGAGACATCGGCACCATTGCGGACACCGAAGGCCGTGTTAAGCCAGATGGCCTGACACTCGGGCATCTCCCAGGCACGCTGCTCGGGTATCCCGTTGGCAATCAGTCCAGCCACGATAGCCAAAGGCCACGGGATGTTCTTGCCGTTGCCGCCCTTGGTCTTGGTCTGTTCCCAGAACTTAGGCCAATGCCCGACAAGGATGTAGGACGAAAACAAGTTGAGTTGGCGCTGGAACTCCTCGGGGTATCTCTCGAGCTGCAAGACCCGCCAAGTGTCCCTGATGCCGAACTTACCGATGGGCTCCTCGGCGCACAGTTGCACGGCGAGGATAAGGTCGGCCGGGGTGATCGCGCGATGGCTGTCCACCAGCGGTGATTGGAAAGCCTCCAGACGCACGCGATACTTGAGGCACCAGGGGTAAAGCGTGCGACCCAGAATCCTAAAAGGAGCCGGGTCGACGTAGGCGTTGAGGAAGCGTTTATCCACTACCCTCTAGACTGCCCCCCTTTCGGGGGTGTCAATTACGAGTAGGTGATACCTTCGAAATCGACCGCCGTAACGGTGACAGAAGTGAAGCCCTTGTTCGTACCCTTGTCATCGACCTTGGTCACGACTCCCGCAAACGAAACCGAAGCCGAGCCAGACGGATAGGCCGAAAGGGTGTTGACCGTGAAGGTGATGGTGGCGCCGAGGACCGGGATGGAAGAGGTCTTCGCGATGCCTTCGATGGTGATCTCGGACTTGCGGTCGTCCAGGCGGTGCGTCTTCGTGATGCCCGTCTCATCGACGACCATGGCCTCGGAGTTGAACGAGGACGAGAGGCTGTAGCTCTGGACGAAGAGGTTAGCGACAGTACCTGCGACTCCGTAGATGCAGGTGGTTCCGTTTGAGATGGCGGCCATTTGTAATTGCGGGCTTTGGAATTGGCTTAGGCGGGCAGGACCACCAGCACGTCGAACGAGAAGGAAGTCGCCCAGGAGCGCTCGTCGATGCCTTCGTCTTCGGACTGCATCGTGACGTCGTAACAGGCCGCGTCGGTCGAGGCTACGAAGGCCGCCTTGATGCTGGTCAGGTCACGCATATTGCCAGACAGGGCGGCGCAGCGGGCGCGGTGATCGGCGAGGGTCGTGTCGTCGGCGTTCGAGAAGAGGGTGATGCGGACCGAGCAGCTGAAGTTGCCTTCGCCTTCGGGGAGGTCGGCAGGGCTGCGGGCGGACTCGCAGAGGACCACGGCCTTGGGCAGGGTCTGGGTCGCGGCGCTGTCCCCGGTCAGGAAGGACACGGTGGTCAGCCCAGTCTGGGTGGATAGGTAGGTGGCCAGCGTGGCTTCTACGATGTGGCGGATGGATTTGGTTCCCATGGTTATTTCTTGTTAAATGAGTCGACGTCCTGCTGGAGCAATCGTCGGACGCGGGCGGGCATCTGTTTGACACGGTTGCCGTAGACAAGCCCAAGGGTGTTAGCCTGATCGGCTATGCCGTTGGTGTTGCCGTCGGCGTTAAAGATGATGATGTCGACGTCCTTAGCTGAAGACGAGATGGTGTTCTTTCCCTGCACGCTTTTGTGCCGCGTGATCCAGCCTGCGTTCAGCAGTTTGACGCCATAGTCTTTTGGCACGCCGTTGATGACAGGCTTGGGCAGGGTACGCAGAGCCATCGCCCAGCCGGACTTGATAGCCCCGACCGTCTTCTGGCGCTGCATGACGTAGCGGTCTAGGTCGCCTTTCTCTTCGGCCACAAACCTGTTCATCGGAGAGATGCCGCTGACATTGCGGCCTGACTTCCATAGCCTTCCTCCCTCGCGCTGATAGACAGGCTTAAAAGCCGAGTGGATTTCTCCGATGGACTGAAGGCTGGCTTGATTAAGAGATTGATTGGCGACCTTAGTCCCGATGCGGTTAAAGTAGTTCCGCAGCTTCTTGAAGCCCCAGACAGTTCCAAAGCCGTTGTAACGGTCAGAGAGCATCCGGGCCAAGAAGCCGTTGCTGTTAAGAATCGGCGAGTTCTTGGCCGCAACTTTCCAGAACAACGAGGCGTTATCCGTAAGGGCTAGGGAGCCGAGGCGCTTGACCACCCGGGCACGCTGGGTGTCCTTCGTGCCGCCAGACATTGGGACGACTACCTTGCCGACGTCTCGGTCAATGGCCTGCTCGCCTGCATTCTTCGCGGCTTTGGACAGGCCGTCACCCCCGCCCTTAGCCAGGGGAGGGGTAAAGGTCGCCGCGTCACTGCAAGCCAAGGCGGCCTGTTCCAGCGCCGCGTCTCGTAGGGTCTGCTTGGACTTAGAGGCGTACTTCTGGATGGCCGCCATGAAGTCCGCGTAGGACTTGGGCTCAATGACGACCTTGACCACAGGGGTTACTGGTTATCGTCGATGACGACGAGCGTGATCCATGCCGACCCGGGCTTGTAGCTCTGGCTGGTGATGCGGACGGTCTTCCCGCCGGCCACGATCTTCTTCCCCTGGGCGAGGCTGGCGATGGGGGCACCTGAGGACAGTAGGGCCGCCGATGCCCCAATAGACCCGTCTGGCTGGCTCCAGGAGGCCGTTACAGCGGGGAGCCTGACCGAGTATTGGGTCCGCTCCATATACCCCCCTGCTTCGAGCACGGTCGAGACGGCGGGGTCGGAGATGAGGCAAGAGAAGGTGATGGCCCCAGAGTTGGCCGACCCGGCCACGCCGAAGTCCGCCACCATCTCTTTGGCGTCATTGAGAAACTCGGTTCCGTAGAGGCTCATCCTATACTTGCCCGGATTGGTAGGGGGCACAAAAAAGGCCCCCATTGCTGGGAGCCTCGTTTGTTTGCCTTGCGGCGGCTGATTAGGCCGTGGTGAGGCGGTTGAGAGAGGTCGCGCGACCGACAGCGGCACCGAAGAGCAGCGTGGCGGTGACGTTGTAGTAACCGCTCTGCTCCTGGCCCATGAGGACCTGGACGCCGAGGCCGGTGTCGGCGTCGACAGCGTTGGCGACTTCAAAGCCCGGGATCTCGGACATCGGGAGGGCCGAGGCGACAGCGATGGCGTCAGCGCCGCACGAGAAGCCAGCGAGGCTTTCCGAGTTGGCAGGGAGGCTGTTCCACTGGTAGACCGAGGCGCCAGCGAGGGTGCCGATCTGGCCGGAGGTCAGGATGCCAGCACCGAGGACGGAGTTACCGATGATGGTGGCGTCGGCGAGAAGGCCGTTAGCGTAGGTCGGGTTCAGGATGAACGCGCGGGGTTCAGCGGCCTTGGCGGCGTCGAGCACGCCCTTGGAGGCGACGACTTCAGCGTAGGTCAGGCCAGCGCCGGTGTTCGTGCCAGAAGCGAAGTTCGCGACGGTGATGAGCGCGCCGATTTCAGCCAGGCACTTTTCAGCGAGGGCGTTGGCGGCGGTCGGGACGAAGGCGTTCGAGAGGAACTGAGCGCCATACATCTTGACGTCGAGGGGCGAGAAGCGGCTCGAAACCTTAAAATGTTTTAAGGTTACGTTGGCGGCGGTGATCGTCGCGTCGTCCTGGGTGAGATAGCCGCCGGTCGAGAACTCGGTGGCGGTGGAGGTGCCGATCAGCGGAACCTGGACCGTCTTGCCAGCGCCGGATTCGGCAGCGGTGAAGACGGACGAGAAGGCGCGGAGGGCCGGGAGCTTGCCCTTGAGGGAAGCGATGACGCTTTCAGCGAGGATGCTGGGAGCGACTGCGATGGAGTTAGCCATGATGTGTTAGGATAGGGTGAGGGTTGAGGGAAATTAGATGCAGGCCTTGATGATGGCGTGCTTATGAGCGGCGAAGTATTCGTTGCGCTCTTTGGAGCCGACCGCCAGGGACATGAAGGTGGCGAGGTGGTCGACGGCTTCGGCGGTGGGCTTGCCATCCGCGGGGCTGAGTTCGACCGGGGACACGCCGACGGAGGCCACGATCTTGGCGGCTTCCTTGGAGGCGCTGACCTTGCTGGCTTCGTGCTCGGCGACGAGGGCCTTGAAGGACTCGGACTCCTTGACAGCCACTTCGAGGGCGGCGGTCAGTTCGGCGAGCTTGGCGTCCTTGGACGCGGCTTCGACCTTGAGGCTTTCGAGTTCGGCAGAGACGCCGACCGTCATCTTCTCGACAGTGGTGCGGAGGTCGTCGCGTTCGGCGGTGAGGCCAGAGACGGCGGCGGTGGCGGCGAGGAGTTGCTCTTCGATGGTCATCTTAGATTTGCGGTTAATGGAATTAGAACGAACGCAGGGCGTCGTTGAAAGAGTCGGCCAAGCCTGTCACCAAGCCCTGGGCGGCGGCCTGCTTGCCGGAGAAGACCTGGCCTTCCATGGCCTCGGCCTTCACCATCTTGCGCTTCATGTTCACGGCTTCCTTGAACTCGGCGTGGATCGTGTCGACGCCCTCTTGGAGGTTGCCGAGTTGGCCTTCGTCGAGGCTCGTGCCTTCGATGCCAGCGCCCTTGAACTTGCCGGACTTGATGACCACCATCTTGATGCCGGCCATCTTGGCGGCTTCGGAGTAGTCAGGAATGGCCATGTAGACGCCGATGGAGCCGACGGTGGAGGACGGGCTGGCGACGACGCGGTCGGCAGCGGAGCCAATCCAATAGGCGGCGGACGCCATCTCGGAGTCGGTGTAGGCAAGGGTAGGCTTGCCGAAGTTGCGGACCTTGTTGGCGAGTTCCTCGACGCCGGTGACCGTGCCACCAGGGGAAGAGATTTGCAGGGCGACCTTCTCGACATCGGGGCTGGCGGCGAACGCGTCCAGAGCCTCGGAGATTTCGTTCACGTCCACGGCGCCCATCATCTTTTCGAGAGGGGACAGGCCCTTGCCGATCACGCCGACGACCGGGATGATGCCGATGCCGTCGACGACGTAGGGCTTAGGGGCCACGCCGAAGAGCTGCGCGAGCATATCCGTGAAGCCGAACTTCTCGGCTAGGACCGCGTGGTCTTTCGCCTTGGTCGGGTCGATGAGTAGGGGCTCGCGGCCCGACAGTCCGTTGGTGAGGAAACGCATAATGAAATTAGGAAGCGGGTTGGTCGGGGGTTACGTCGGAGTCGTCATCTTCCATGTCGTCCTCTTCGACTTCAGCCTCGGGGGCTTCCGGGCCTTCCTCGACGTCGCCGCTGATCGTGCCGACCGGGGTGTTGGACGGACGGAAAAGCAGTTCGAAGGGGATGCCGTATTGCTCGGCCAAGTCCTTGATGTGGACCATGTCGGAAGCCCGCTTGGCCATCTCGGTGCGGAAGTCTAGGCCGCGCTGGGCGTAGAGCTCAGACATGGACAGCAGGCCCATCTCGACGTCGGCCCGGTCGTTAGCGGCTTCGCGGCCAGCGTCGACAGTGACAGACTTCGGGGTCGTCCAAGAGACGCGGTTCCAGTCCGGGTCGTCGGGCAATTCGCCGGCGGCGATGCCTTGGCCGATGATGTAACCCCACGTCGGGACGCAGAAGTTCTCGATCATGATGGTCTGATACTTCGAGAAGACGCGGCCAGCCTTGGCAGTGATGAGGCGGACGGTGGCTCCGCCCAGCTTGGAGGAGTCGCCGACGAACTCGTAAGGGAGCACGCCCTGGGAGATGTCGCGTTCCAGAGCCGCAAGGAAGCCGGTGAAGGTGGCGTTGGGGCGGTTGCTCTGAAAGGACGTCATGCTCTCGCCGGGCTCGAGAACAATCAATTTGCCGCCCATCGTGTTGGCTAGGTTGGAGTACGACGAGCCGTTGGTCGCCCCAAGTTCTCCAGCCATGTCTGAGTCAAGGACGCCACCAGCCTTAGTGATTACACGATTTACGTCACCGTTGTCCTTACACGCCTGTTTCTCCAGCGCTAGGAGTTCCATTTCATCCTGGATCGTGTTGACCGAATGTTGCAGCAGGGGCACGCCGCGAGCGCCGGACGCGTACTCCTGGTCGACCACCATCATCATCGACTGAGCGAGGATCTGGCGGGACGAGCCGTCGGAGCGGTAGATGTTCACGGCGATATACTCGCCATAGGGACCGAACTGGATGCCGTCGTGCATACCCTCGGGCACCTTGCCTTCGAGAGGGTCACCGACGCGGTGACTTTCCATCAGCTGCAGCTTCGCTTCCCCGGCGCCGTTACGCACCTTGGCGGCGAAGGAGTCGCCGTCGCGGATCATACCGCGGAGAAGGATGGACTGAGCCTGGTAGAACGAAAAGCGGTTCGTGATGTCGATGCGCTTGGCCTTCTCGGCGAAGTAAGCCTCGTAGCGTTCCTGCATCTCAGGGGTCGATGCGTGGCTCTGGGGCTTGATGCCGTCGCCCACGGTGTAGAGGCAGATATCCGCCAGAATCTGTTTGAATAGGCCGGAGTTACGTTCGGCCCAGCGGCACTTGCGCACCATCGTAAGGCGGTCGTAAGGAGTCAGGTCACGGCGGAGGTCACGCGGTTCAGCGCCGTAGGCCGCACGGCGGGCACGGGTCACGCCGATGGACTGCCAATCGCCGTAGGAGGCTTGCGGCTGCGGGGCGGCGGTCGGGGCAGGCGTCACCGGCTTGGGACGCAGGCTGACGGTCTTAATCTTCTTGCGGATGGCCATGGAAAGTTAGTCCTGACGGTTCTGCCAATCGGTCGAGATGACCGTGCGACGAGCGCCGTAGGTCGAAGGGTCGAGGCGGCTGAGGGCGAACATGGCCTCGGCAAGCATCTCCTTCGGGGGCATGGCGAACTGCTTGGACGCGGACGAGCCGGAGTCGGAGTAGGACATCAGGGTCTTACCTTCGGTGATCATGGCGACCGCCTTGGCTTTGATGTCTAGGAGTTCGCACTCCGTAAGTCCGATAAAGAGTCCAGAGGCCATTT